TGAAATACTTTGTAGCGATTGCCTACTACACCAATGGCTGATGTTTCACCAAAAGGTGTGGTTTTAATTACTGCTTTTTTATCTGTTACTGGTATACGATTAATTGTATCGCTACTTGGTATTTGATAGTTAGCCTCTATATCATGTAGTGAAACTGTCCAGTCTAATCCTGCCTGACTGGCTACTTCACTGGCTGATGTAGCCTCTACTGCTTTGCCTGCTTTGTGCCAGGCTGCTTTTCTAAAATTACCATGTATTGGTAATTCAGTTGTTGTTATCATTGTTTATCTCCTTGTTATCTATTTCATAGATTTTATTTACAACTTTTGGATGTAATTGTTGAGCCATTATTGTAAACATTTCTGGTAACCAGTTTGCATCAAATATTTGGCGCAATTGTTTTGCTAAGTAATAATTTGGATTTTCATTTAATACTATAGTTAAACTGTTTTTAGCCTCTTGTATATTATTAACTTGATATAAATATCCACAAAATACTGTGGCTAATGGAACTACTTTTTCTTTTATAATAACATTAGTAAGTAATGATACATATTCACCTATGTATTCAATATCTTTTTCAATATGCAAACCCATAATAAAATCACGGATTTGCGGATTTTCATTGGTAGCAATTGCTACTTCTGCTATATGTTTGGCTGATGGTATAATACTATCTGCTATATTATCTACTGCTTTACGAATATCTTCAACAATACGGACATTTGTATCTCTATCTGCCCAATTGTACATACCGTCTTGTTTAATCAACTCGTCTTTTACTTCAAGACGAAGTGTATCATAGTTTAAGTTTAGCATTTATCCCCTTTGTTTTGAGGGCGCTTCGCCCTTATTGGCGTGCGCCCGATTGTTATAGATACTTTGCTATTGAGTTGTATGTAGAAGTATTAATTACTTTATCGTCTGTCATTTTAAGAATACGAAGTGCATTCTCAATCTCTTCAATAGCCTCTTGATACTCATACGGGTTCATTAATTCGCGCTCTCTTTCAGGTTCAGCAGGTAATTGAACAAGATGTCTAGGTATGTCAAAATCTATATTTATCATACTGTTATTGAACCTAACAAAATTTACTCTCATATTTTCTGCTTTTGAAATTTGAGTAAGCGCTAATTCAGCAACTTCTTTATTCCATTTTTCCTTAGCCTTTTCAAATCTTTTTTCATTTCCTTCTCTATTATCATAATTTTTTTTGATTTGTACTAACTTATCTTCTAAGGCTTTGATAACTTTAGATGTAGCAATTTTTACATTTATTGCTTTGTTATTTCCTCGTCGTATCATTTATATATCTCCTTTGTTAGTTGTTAGTGTCCCGTGTTCGCGAGTGGCGGGACAACCCACTCCAAGAAAAATTACTAATAGGTAAGTACATTAGTAATTTATTGCGTGTATCTACTTGTATCCTTGCAAGTAGAATTTTAATACCATCCATTAGCACGCCAATGTGTCCATGCTTTTGATGGTTTTTCGTAGCGATGCTGAATGTACTCCAGCCCTCGCTCAATCTGAAGCGGGGCTGGAGTGTTTGGTTTAGTGTTAAGTATTTGGGCTATGCCATACGCAGTAGATTTAGGGTTATCTGCGTGTTGTTGCCAGCCTGATTCTTTACCCCAAAGTTTTGCAAGTGCATGCCACTCAGATTTATCCCAATGTGGGTACTCCCATTTTATAATGGTTTGAGCATATATTTTTGCCATTGCTGGTGTCCAAATATATGTATTTATACAATTGGCCTGCAATTGAGTTGCTACTGACACTGCCATTGCTGGACTGGGTAAAAATGGTGCTGATAAAAATGCTAGTAGCCAACTGAAATATCCTGCTAATAATCTTTTCATTTAATAATTCTCCATATGATATAGCCAAAAAGTATTAGGAATGTCCAGGTTTGTAATGGTGTAAGATATGAATTTGCAAAAAATTGTTCAATCATTTTACCCTTACAATTTCCTGGCTGTGTTTTATACTAGTATCAAACTCTAGTATATGCCATTCTTCTGGGTCTTCAAGGGCTTCATTACCTGCTTTGTATATATCTACATGTGTAGTTCTGCGTCTAACTTTGGCCATAATCCATACGGTGTGTTCCCATACTGGAGTGTCTTCTTCAAGCATCATTACTCTTTGTCATCTAAATATCCTTCTCCTAAAAGTCCTTCAAAAAAATCCCATATAGTTAATAAATCTTGTTTGTGCTCAACAGGGGCATTGTCAATAGCCCAAGTTAAACTATTACCAAACTTTTGTATGTCTTTGTATGTATAACCTAACATTATATTTTATCACAATCTTCATGTTCTATTTTAGATTTTATTAAATCATTTATGGTAGGTTCTGGGGCTACACAATTTTCTACTTGTGTAAGTAATTCATCATATGCATCAAGCATATCTAATATAGCATAGGCAAAAGCCTCTTTAATTTTGTGCAGTTCTTTTGTTGTTTTCATTGTTGTCTGCTTTTTTCTAATCTACGTCTGGTTGCACTAGCAATTTGATGCATTTCAATGATTTTATTTTGTGTTTTGATTATATGAATACAGTAACCAGTAGTAAAGATACTGGCTAGTAGTGCTATTATAATCGCAATCATTGTTCCTGTGTCTAGGTACATATATACTCCTGTTCGACTCGTAGCGCTCTATGTTACCTACTTTGGGCCCCTCCAAAGTAAAAAAAAATTTTGGTGGCAAGGTGAGGCACAAACCCCACCTTGCCGCCTGTTGCTTAATTTATCTGGCAGGTTAAGCAACCCATATATTTATTTATCTGATAATGGCATGTGTTACAAATCGTAGCCCATGATGGTAAAGCAAGATAAGCATTTAGTTCATCTTGCTCAAGCATAGGGTAGATATGTTTGCCTAGGAATAACCAACCAGGAAGACGGTCGGTTATATTGTATACCCCTTCTAGGTATTCGTCATCACGGTTAGTCCATTGATGGTTATACCCTTTATCGTTAGGGATATCATTAGATAGAGCAGGTTCAGATTCTCGCTCATATCTATTAATTTCTTGGAGGTCTAATACGTGTTGGGCATTAGCACCTTCTTGGAGTAGATTACATTCTACGCAATACTCATCACGAGTATCTAACCAAGTGGCTAGACACTCGTGTAAGCAAGAGAAGGACTGCGTAGAAGATGACAAAGCAAATGATGTCATCTGGTTGGTTAGGCCAGTTGGATATCGGTGATTACTAGGTTGTCATACCAAGTTCCAGGCTTTTTGCCTGCTTTGGTTTCCATGTAACCATTGATGTTGACCACTGCGTCTTCAGTATCCACAAGATTTTTGCGGATAAATTCAAGGTGGTCAGGATTAGCAGTTGTTACGATACGAGAAGCAACAAAGACGGATTGGTAGGAACCGTCAGGTTGAGCAACTGCTCTGGTATCTAGGATACCAAGATTAAAACGATTCTTGTTATCCCATACTTTATTAACACGAGCATTCTCAAATGAGAACTTATTCATGATTATCTCCTTTATACTAGGGGACTTTTCCCCTAGCGCTATTCGCAGGGGAAAATCCCATGCGGTTTCTAGTTATTTACTAAAAACGCTTATAAGTTTATTGTCCTTGTCTACCTTGTCACTCTTGCCCTGTCTCGCCAAGGCGAGACGCTCTAGGGCGACAATCGCCCTTTGGCGATTTGACAAGGTGCTTTGACAAGGACGATACACTTAGAAGCGTGATGGAGAGTAGGGTAGTTAGCCAGTGATGTTTTTTGTTTTTAACTGGGGCCCTAGGAGTTTGCTCCACAAGGGCCGAGGAGAGCAGTCCTGCCAGCACGCTTCTATTCAGTATAGTAGGTAGCAGTTACAGACTAGGGTCAACGCGTATTGACCCTAGAGTGATTAATGGAGAGTAGAAGTAGTATATGTATCTCCGTAAAAGATTTTCCCGTACAATGTTCATCCCATGCTACTGACCAGTTTGTCCTATTTTGTACTATTTTTGGCAGACTGTAAAAAATATTTTTGGCCAAAAACGTTCGTTTTGGCCTGTTGAACAGGTTAATACTATATAGAGACTGTTTTATTTTTACAGTAGCAAGTTCCTAAAGAACTTGCGTTACAGACTGTATCTACTATCTGTTACTAACTGATAATAACTAACAGTAACTGAATGAAAACGGGACAGGACTAATGACTTTCAACAAAGGCACTACTAACCCCAAAACCATTGCAATGGCAGAGGCAAAGGCCAAAGTTTTGGCCCTCGTGGCCGAAGGCCACTCTGTCCACAAAGCAATGGAGTTATGTAACAAAAAACCCGACACCGTAAGAATCTGGTGTCTTAGGGATAAAAAGTTTGCTGCTGATTTAGTAGAGGCTAAGGAGACCGCAAAGGATGCTTCCCTTGCCTCTCTGGGTATCCCAAAAGAGGAAATAGATTTTCCCAGATTCTCCCAAATATTTTTACAACAGAGGGTATTTCCTCATCATCAGGATTGGATTGACTTACTAGAGGACAGGGAGCCTTCATGGCTCCACCCTAGTATGGTTTACGAGAAAGGTGACCCAGCCCGTCTTTTGATTAACGTGCCACCTGAGCACGCCAAAAGTACGGTTATCACCGTAAACTACTCCACATATCGTATCGCCCTCAATTCAAATATCCGCATCATAGTGGTTTCTAAAACGTTAATCAAAGCACGTGAGTTCGTGTACGCAATAAAGCAAAGACTCTCCCACCCACGTTGGTTAAGGTTGCAAACAACTTTTGGCCCCGAAGGTGGTTGGAAAGAAGACTCAGATACTTGGCGAGTTGATACCGTTTACCTTGGGGGCGATGCCCGTAACTCATCTGAGAAAGACCCAACCATCCAAGCACTTGGTATGGGTGGACAGATTTATGGTGCCCGTGCTGACCTTATCATTCTAGATGACTGCATTACCACGGCTAACGCACATGAGTTTAATAAACAGATTAATTGGTTACAAAAAGAGGTTATTACCCGTCTAGGTAAAAATGGTAAGTTACTAATCGTAGGGACACGAATTGCACCGCAAGACTTTTATAAAGAAATCCGCGAGTCCAAATATTGGTCTGGTGGTAAAAGCCCTTTTACTTATATGGGCATGCCTGCTGTTTTGGAATATTCGGAAAAGCCGCAAGATTGGAAAACGCTCTGGCCTAAGTCGGATTCTGCCTGGGATGGGGATTCTGATGTACCTGACGAAGAAGGACTCTTCCCGAAATGGGACGGCGAAGCATTATTCAAGAGACGTAGCGAAGTAACACCATCAACATGGGCGTTGGTTTACCAACAAGAGGATATTCAAGAAGATTCTATATTTCCACCATCAATAGTTCAGGGTTGTATTAATGGTCAGCGCAAACGCGGCCTGCTGAAAGCAGGGGCGGTAGGCCATCCCTCGCACATTGAGGGGTATACGATAATAGGGTTTGACCCCGCAATGGGCGGGAATGCCGCGTTTGTGGTAACTACATACAACAGATATGACAGCAGGATATATGTTCTTGACTGCGTTAATATGACAGAACCTACACCACAAAAGATTCAAGATATTATTGAGCATCTGGTTGATAAATACAGACCACAAGAATTACGGGTAGAGATTAACGCTCATCAAAAAGCCTATGCTTTAGATGATAATTTAAGAAACTGGCTTGCTTCCTATGGGTGCCGTTTAGAATCTCACTTTACCAATAAGAATAAATGGGATACTAACTTTGGTGTAGCAGGTATGTCTATGCTTATGGGTACTTTACGAGAAAATAAGTTTCAGAAAAATAACATAATAGAGTTTCCTTCCACAGAACACTCAGAGGGTATGAAAGCATTAATCCAACAATTAATAACTTGGAAACCTAATACTCGTGCAAAAACCGACTGTGTTATGGCTTTATGGTTTACTGTGCTCAGAGCAAGGGAATTTATGGTGCAAACAGGTAACATGCAAAGATATGCAAAAAACCGTTGGGCAACCAGAGCACAAACAGAAAGACGATACTCAGTTAATCTAGATGAGGCCTTTGCAGAGCAATGGCAAGAGACATACGGATAAGGAAAAATTATGCCAAACCCAATTAAAGCAGTTAAAGCACTAAGCCGTGCCGTTGGTGGTATTACGGGTAAAGGTGCTAAACAAGTAAATCCTGTATATAGAAATATTGGACCAAGCGTAAAGGTTGTACCATCTAAAACTACACCTAAAACTGGTCTTGAAAATCGTGGTCAAAAAGTTTCAAGAGGTGATAGAGCAGAATCAGCAAAAGAAATGTTGAAAGTTAGAAAAAAACAAACACCTAAATCTAAATTTTTTGAACCAGACTCTTTCTCTAAAAAAACTATTAAAGTTAATTCTAATCCAAACAAAACTCCTGCAAAAGGTATAAGAAATCCAACTAAAACTCTATTGGATATAGAAGAGTACAATGACCCATGGTATGATAAGTACGGTTATCCACCTACAGAAATTATTAAAATTAAATCAAGTATTCCTAAACGAGGTAAACAACGAGGTAAACAATGGCTAAGACTAGGAAAATGACACCTGGTGCTTTTAAAAAATCTAAACCATCTCCAATTGCTCCAATACTTTCCGATGTATTTATTCCTAAAACTTTAGGAGATGCTGCTATGTATGCGGTGCCATACACCAAGATAGCCCGTAGTGTTGGTGGTATTACCAAAAAGGGTGCAAAGTTTGTAGGTAAAGTTTACAGAAACATGGGTAGATAATGCCTAATCCTAAAAAAATTATTAAAGTTATTAAAGCAGTTAAACCTAAAAAACAAGCAGACAAAGCCGTGGGTAGTGCTGCAACTAAAGGTCGTACTGGTACTAACATTAATGCTAAAGGTAAAAAAGTTAGCGAAGGAACTGCAAAGGGGGCGCGTCCTTCTATTCGTCCAGAAGATAAATTAAAGCCAGGAATGAAAGCCATGACAGATGAATTAGGTTTTGCAGTTAGTAAACAAAAAATTACTAAAGGTGTAGCACCAAATCTTGGTGTTAAAAAAATTCCGTTTGTAAGAAGCAATGCTGAGGCAAATGCAAAGTTAAAAGAAATTAATAAAAATCTTTCTACTCTTAGAAATATTTGGAAACGCACCCCACCATCAAAACGCCCTAATATTGTAAACTCAGCAAATCGTTTGCAAAAACAAAAAGATGATTTAATTAAACAACTTAAGCAAGGTAAAAAATAGTGACTAATCCCAAAAAAATTGTTAAGGCTGTAAAAAAGGTTGTTAAGAAAAAACCAATGAGCCCTAAACAAAAGACTTATCAAATTCGTGGTGCCGAAAATAAAAGAGAACGAGAACTGCAAGAGCGTGGTGGTAGACCATCTCCAGAATTTTTAGCAACCTTAAGAGAAAAAACATTTAAGGAAATTGAAAGAAAAACTGGAAAGCCAATAGATAGAAGTAAGTATCTTAAGAAAGGCAAATAATTGTTATCAATAAGCCAAATTGCAGCAAGAGTAGATTCTCTTAAGGACCGTGCTGCTGACAGAGATGCAAGGGCGCAAGATGTACTTGCTGTTCGTAAAGGTAAGATTTCATCTGTCTATCCAGAATTTTTTCCAGAAGGTGTAGACGCAAATGTCGTTGCAAATTTTATTGATATTGTTGCCCGTGATTTGTCAGAAGTTATGGCGCCTCTTCCTGCGGTTAACTGCTCGGCCGCTAATCAAGTTAGTGACCGTGCTCGTTCTTTTGCCGATAAGCGTACTCGTATTGCTGCTAACTATTTTGCTCACTCAGATTTACAAGTACAGATGTACACAGGTGCAGACCACTACATCACATTTGGTTTCGTCCCATTCATAATTGAATTAGACGAAGAGGCAGGGCTGCCACGTATTAGAGTAGAAAGTCCAATTGGGGCTTACCCAGAGTTTGACCGCTACGGACGTTGCATTGCCTTCGCTAAAAGATATGAACTATCAATTGCTGAGTTGGTATCTCAATTTCCAGAGTATGAAATGGAACTCTTGGGTAGGGATGGTTATCAACAAAATCTAATGGCTAGAGTTGACTTTGTTCGTTATTACGACAAAGACCAATCTATCATTTATGTTCCTAGCCGTAGCAATCTAATTCTTTCACAAGCGGTTAACCCACTTGGAAAAATGATGGTTGTTGTTGCCAAAAGACCAAGCGTTGATGGTGAAATGCGTGGACAGTTTGATGATGTTCTAGGTATTCAACTGCTTCGTAATAGGTTCGCATTACTTGCGATGGAAGCAGCAGAGAAATCTGTTCAATCACCAATTGTTGTTCCACAAGATGTTCAAGAAATTGAACTTGGTGGCGATTCAATTATTCGCACCAGTAATCCAGTAGGTGTAAGACGTGTTGAACTGCCTATACCTAACGGTGCATTTACCGAACAATCATTACTACAACAAGAGTTAAGAACTGGTACACGTTACCCAGAATCACGTACTGGTAATCTTGATGCAAGTATTATTACTGGTCAAGGCGTTCAAGCCCTTATGGGTGGCTTTGATACACAGGTTAAATCTGCTCAGGCTATTTTTGCTTCAACACTTAAAGATGTTATTTCTGTCTGTTTTGAAGTAGATGAAAAGTTCTTTGACTTTGAAAAGACAGTTCGTGGTGTGGATGCTGGTTCTCCATATAGCATTGACTATAAGCCTTCTAAAGATATTAAGAATGATTACTCAGCCGATGTTAGATACGGCATGCTTGCTGGTCTTAATCCAGCACAGGGACTTATCTTCATGCTACAAGCATTAGGCGCTAAAATTATTTCTAAAGATATGGTTATGCGTGAATTACCATTTGGTATCAATGTAACTCAAGAACAAGAAAAAATTGAAATTGAAGAAATGCGTAATTCTTTATTAGGTGCATTAGGGGCGTACACTCAGGCTATACCTCAAATGGCTACACAGGGCATGGACCCATCTGATATCATTGTAAAAATTTCAGATGTAATTAAAGCCCGTCAAAAGGGAGTAGCAATTGAAGATGCAATTGAAGAAATATTTAAACCCGAAGAATTACCTCCTGCTGGCGCTTCTCAGGTTGAGCGAACGTCCCCTGCTCCCGTCGCTCCAGTAGGAGGCGTCCCTTCACCACAACCACAAGGTGGATTACAAAGTCTTTTATCTAGTTTGACCGCAGGCGGACAGGCTAGCGCAAGTGCAAGGACAGTAGTAAGAAGATAACTAGGTAGGGGACTATGACTGCAATTGTAGGTATTCAGGGTAGAGGCTGGGCTGTATTAGGCGCAGATACTATGACTACATATACAGATAGACCATATGTAGCCAAAGGTTGCGACAAAATAGTTAAGATTGAAGAATATTTAATTGCAGTAGCAGGTGATGCTATAGCAGGAGATATTCTTAATAACTTATGGCAACCGCCTAAATTAATTAAAACTCAAGACCCAGACCGTTTTATGATGATTAAAATATTACCATCTATAAAACAAACTTTAACTGAAGCAGGATATAACCCAACACTTAAAACAAAAAACGATGATGATTCAGGTTGGGATGCATTAATTTGTTTTAATGGTAAATTATATCAAATTAGTGATGACTATGGATATATGCGAGATGATAGAGGTTTATACGCAATAGGTGCTGGTGGCGGATTAGCATTAGGCGCATTAGTAGCAATGGAGTCTGAAACTAGAACACATGCTAAAGCAGCAAGCGCTGTTAAAAAAGCAATAAATATAGCGATTCAATATAACGTGTGGTGCGGTGGTACCGTAAATGTTAAAACACAATTTACTAAGTAGGAGGAAGTGTGGAACAAAAAGGTGGATATAGAAAACCGAATAACCCAGCCCCAGTATCAGGCCCTGGCTCTCTTAGTCAACGCACTGATGGGGGTCCAACACAACCCGCAACTTATATTCCAGGATTACCATACGGACAAGGACAACAAACTTACGCAAACCAAGTAGCAGCACCTATGGCTGGTAATCCAATACCACAAATGGAAATGCCAACACCATTAATGGCTCCTACCTCTCGACCTAATGAACCTATTACTGCTGGTATTAATCGTGGCGAAGGTCCAGGAACCGAAGCAATGGGACAACTTCCTAATACTGCATACACAATTACTGATATTTTTAGAAATCTTTTACCATACGACCCATCTGGTGATGTTGAGTTAATATACAGAAGTCTAATTGACGAAGGATACTAATGGCATATCGTCTTAATCCAATAGTAGCCAAGGCTAGTCCAAACCTTTACGCTGCTGCTAAAGCCGCAAATATACCTATGGAACAAGGTACACAATTAGAACAATTTAGTTGGACTGTTGAAAAAAATAAAAAGTTAAATCAGTTAAAAATTGATGATGCTCGTAAAGAATTTAATAATCTAGACCCTAGTGCTCAAGAAAAATTAAAATTTTTATTTCCAGAATCAGATTATCAATTACCAGAACCAAGTTCTAGTAACTACGTTACTGGTGCAATTAAAACTGGATTTAATGTTCTTAAAAGTCCATTAGTTTTATTATTTAAGGCTGCTGGTGTTTTTAATAGAGCAATCAATACACCTTATCTACTGGCACGTCAGGCTTCACAAGGTGAAGGTTTATTTACTAAAGAGTCTTTTAGTGATGCATGGGATGGCCGTAGAGTTTATGACCAAGGTGCTTTAAATGAGGCTGCAGATTATTTTGGTGTTGAAAAAGTAGAAATAGCAAAAGGTTTAATTGCTGGTAAAAAACCAGGTGAAATTATTACCAGTGCTGGTGGTGCAATAAATGAAAAACTACTAGAGGCTTTAGAAGAAGCATACAACAATCCAGAAGAGTTTGAAAAAGTAATGGATGGCGTTAAGTATGCACAAGTATCTCCAGGTAGAGATATAGCCCGTTCAATGAATTTTCAAGGTAAATTAAAAACAGTTACTTCTGGCACTATAGATTTTATTTATCAAATTGCTGTTGACCCGTTAACTTGGGTTACAGGTGGTGCTACTGCTGCTTTAAAGGCAAGAGTATTTGGGTTGCAAAATCAAACTGGTACTCAAATGCGTAAGACTATTGAACAGTTTGGTGTTGCTGGCGTTAGAGATATATTTCAAGACAACAAAGATGTAGTTAAGTTATGGGATAATCAACTGGGTCCTGCTATTAAAAGACTTAATGACGAGCCAGATGAAATTGCTAAAATTGGAATTCGCAATGATATTAAAAGACGTTTTCCAGGGTATAACAATGATGAGGCTATTAATTTCTTAGAAAAAAATAATGTAATTAATGCTAGCCGTGCTCAAACAGTTTTTACTAATGTTGAAAATCTTTCTATGTTTATGGCTGGCAGAGTTGATGGTGCTCAATTCTTCCGCAATGGTATAGCAACTGCACGTAATCAACGTAGATTAACCGTTGGTGCCCAAAAAGCATTAAGTAATTTTTTAAATCCTGCATCTGGCACTACTAAAGAAATTGCTCAATCAGTTGAAGAAATATCTAAGTCACTTATTAAAGCGGGCTCAACTCGTGAGGCTAACATAACAGGTCAAGAAGTAATAGACTTTACAAGATTTAGCCGCAAGAATCTTAAAGAGCGTGTATCTTTTCTTGCAGCACGTACTCCGCAAAATAAAGAAATTAAACTTAATATTATTGACAGAAATCAGTCTATTAAAAGTGCAGATGTCTTTAGAGATACAGCACGTCAAGTATTACCAAAAGATTTATCGGAGGCTTTAACTGTTAAGTTTATTAACTCTGATGCAAATGACCAAGTTGCTATGCTTCGTAGCCTTGATGTTGCAATTATGCAACGTTTAGGAATTCAAGGAACTGAAAAGGGCGAACTTTTTATAAAAAAAATTCTTGATGAAAAGTATGGTAGTTCGGTTGGCGTTGCGGTAACTGAAAAACTAAATGTTCCTATAGGATTACAAAACGTTGTATCTAAACATGGCCTTAAAATAGAAGATAATGTGCCAAAATTTGACTCAATGGGTATTATTCACCCATTTCAAGAGCGTGGTGCTATATCTACCCTTGATTATCAAGAGTTAGCACAGTATGCCTATGAGGCAAACAGGGGTAAATTAATTTCTGGCATGTTTGGTATGGCCACTCAGAGTGCACTATCAAGTGCAATAGTTAATTTTTGGTCTGTTCTTACACTTTTTCCACGTTTAGGTATACGAAGCGCTATTGATGAAGGTTTTATTTACTATCTAATAGCACCTGCTAAGGATTTATTCCAATATCTAGACCGCAAAGGTCATAGAATGGGTAGAATTGCAGCAGCATTCTCAGGTTCTAAGAGTGGTGAGCAGTTAAGAGTAAAAATTGCTAGGGCATTAGACAGAAAAACCCCTGCAGACATGTACGATAAAGATGCAAGATTAAAAATGATTGCTGATTACGCTGCAAGAAATGAAAAATTACCTGAAGAGTTAACATCTTTAGAACGTAGATTTGCTCAGGCTGAGTATATTACACAAACGTTAAACCGTGGAAAAGATAAAAATGGCAAATTTATAACTGGACCTTTATCTAAAGCGGAAAAACTTAGTGGTAAATTAGAAGATAGTGAAGTTCAATTTTTAATTCAAGCATTAACTTTAAACTCACAATATTTAACAGCAGGTACTAGGTCTATTACTGCAGGTGCAAGCCTTGTTGGAAGACAGTCTGCTGAAGTGGCTAAACAATTAGTTGATATGAGTAAATTAGATGTAGCCATAGGTTTATTTCCAAATTTAGTTAAAGGTAAAACTGGTCAAAGAATAGATACTGAAAAGTTAGATTCACTTCAAGCCCTTGCTGGTCGTGGTGTATCTTTAGTCCACTTTGAAAATTTTGTTCAGCGCTTTTATGGTAATACAAGACAGAATAAAGGTATTGCAGAAAACTTTAAGTTCAATCCAGTTGCTGCTTTTGTAGCAAGCAAAGGCTTAAGAACTGAACGTGACTATGTTGGCGCTAAAACTTACCTATTACAACAGGTAGGTTTATCAAAGAATACAGACTTACTAACTAAATTTGATGAAGATATTATACCTACATTAGGTGTAAAGGTTACACACTCAGTTAAAGATGCAGAAGCCTTAAAAAGTTTCTTAGGTATGACAGCCCATACCAGTGCTTTACGTCTACAAGGATTAGACGATATGGAAATTGCTGAAGTATTGATAGACCGTATTCTTTTAGATATGCGTCAAACCTTCCATGGCAGTGCAGATAATTTTAATGAGGGACTATTTAATAGATTAAAGTCTGCCTATGATGATTTAGTAAGAGAAGAGTTAGAGACTGGAAATAGGATATTTAACAAGGCTCAAAAAGCAGCACAAGGTATAACTTTTGAAGAGTTTGAAAAATTAACTAAAGGATTCCAACCTAAAGGTAGGTTATTTACTACCCTTGAGGGACCAGGTATATCTGATATGGAAAATGCCTATAAGAAACTTGGTAATAATATGATGGAGTTAATGGATAACCAAGTAACTGGTATCCTACGTCAGCCAGTTGTAATGATTAAATATTTAGATATACGTAATAAGTATGCTAAATCAGAAGAACAAATGGCTAGAAAACTTTATCTTGATAAGTTGGCTCAATATCAGGATGAAGGTAAGGTTATTGGGGAAAAAGTTAAAGGTAAGATTCGTGAAGATACAATACAACATGCTCAAAAACTTATTACTGAAATATCAGTTCAGGAAGCAGCAGATTCTGTATTAAAATTTGTTGATAACCCTAATATTAGAACTAATTTTGCTGTAGCAGTACGTAATACTGGTCGTTATTATCGTGCTACCGAGGATTTTTGGCGAAGAGTTTATCGTTTAAAAGATGTAGCGCCAAGAGTTCTATACCGCATGCGATTGATGCATCTTGGTTTAGATGCTGCTGGTGGTGTGTATAAAGATAATAATGGCGAACCATATATTATGATGCCAACAGATAATGTTATATTTGGCGTTGTAGATAAAGCAGTTCGTGCCTTAGGACCAGGTGAGGAAAGTTTTAAACAACCTAAGTTTAATGAATTTATATTTAAACTAACATTGGCTAACCCTTCATTTAGCCCAGATGCTGGTATGCCTACACTATCTGGACCAATTGGTGCACTTAGCGTATTAACCATGAAGGCTTTACTAGGTAAAGTGCCAGCAACAAAAGAGTTATCTGAAGAGTTAGATAATTATGCATTAGGTGATGTTGGTGATGGTATGACAGTTATTCGTGCTATTGTTCCTTCATCATTGCAGAAGTTATATTCTTTAGTACCTAAAGATGAAAAAGATAGGCAAGAATCTACTGCAGCAATGCAGGCTATTGCTTACAATCAAGCCTTTAATACTGATGAGCAAATGGCTAAATATTTAGACCCTAATGCTTCAGCAGAGGATAGGTATAATTACGTAAAGCAGATTAGAATATCCGCACATAATGTGGTTGTAATGCGTTCTATTATTGGATTA